GGGGACGGACGGGCTAAGAAATATTACATCCCACTTGGGCAAGTTTGATCTGCACAGCTAAATACCGTTCCCGCGTTGCTAACTTCACAGCGAGAGCATCCGCCATCTTGTTGAGTCAACCACAGTGTAGACATCCCAGTCCCACCAGATGCCCCAGTTAAATAAAGAGAACCATCGACATAAAGCCCCGTTGATATATTACCGACCGCGATCGTCGCATCTTTACCAGATACGGTTGTTGTCGCACCGGTTATGTTTAAGGTTTCGGCTTTTCCGACTAGGGTTCCGTTTGATTGAACTTCAACTGCGGCATAAACCGCCCCAACAAATCCCACGATAAATAAAGCAATTAACAAAAACTTTTTCATGTCCGTCTCCTATTGGTTAAAAGTTATCCCCTACGATTAATTGTCCTCTAAACTAAGCTATCCGTCAAGAAAAAAGGCGGATTTTTTAATCTGCAAAATAATACCCAAGACACTCAAATACTTCTGGATGCGCTTTAAAAATCCTGTCTAAGTCCGACGGGGAAGGCTCCTTTGGTACGAGCTTTGCGGCCCGCGGTATTTCACTAATATAATCGAGTCGCACCTGTTCGCTACAATACGTTGTCCAAGGATTTTGAATAAATCTTAAGTGTAAGAATTGACCTAAGATCCCAAGATAGTCGTATTGTTTTCTATACCAAGGAAGAGATAATCGCTTAACACAATTTCTATAAATGGTATTCTTCTCGCCCTGAGTTAAATCTTTTATCCGCCAGAACTTTAACATCTGATTCGGTGTTAAGTAAGCTTCCATCTTAATCTCATTAAGGCCGCCAAAGCCTTGTGAGATCATCAGCCACGGCTTGTGAGAAATCATTACGTGGTTATAATTACCACTGGTATGATTCTTAATACCCCATCCGACGAAACTCCTAAGATCATCGGCGAGAACCATAATAGGGAGATCGACCTCTGTTAAAGTGCGAGGGTCTAAGAAAACTTTATCGGATACTGTTGCCATTTAAAAAGCCCCATGTTGTGTTTGATGTGTATTCACTATTAACATCCCCAGTTCCGTATACCGTCTTAATATTATTTCCAGTGAGCTTTACGTTTGCGGTATGTGTTAAGGTACAGCCAATTGAAGTGAAGACAAACAATAACAAAAGGTAGCGCATCTTAGGATTTCTCCGCGTCTTGTTTATCTTTCGCGTTACCTGAAGCGAATAAATCTTTAACCATCATCGTGACTAAAGCCGCAACACCGGCGATTGTAGCTAAAAAAGTTTCTGCACTTAGGATCTTCACCTCAACTAAATGACAACAAAAATCCACCATCTTACAGTACGTCCATACCATTAGAAGCGTGGCGATAAATCGGCCACTGGTAACTCGGGTGAGTAAACTATCGAAGGAATCCATGAGTCGATCAATGGCTAAGATAAACCAATTATCTGCGAGGGCTTTATTATTTTGAATATCGTCGGTCATTGAAGGGCCTCTTGTCTTCTTTAATTAATCGAAGTTTGAAAATATCACTTAACAAAGTTAGATCAAATCCTAACTCCATCATTAATTGCTCCCTGATTTCATACGGGAGTTCAGTGTGGCGGTTTAAGAAAGTAATTCTGGCCAGAACTTCCGCGTAGATCTCAAGGACCTCGTCGAGTGTCCACGTCTCCATGCTATCTTGGACAGTCGATGTCCCGTACCTTCTCTAAGATCTTATCTAAAGCGTCGATCATCTTACGATGTTCCTCCCTAGATTGTCTATGATCCTCGACCATACTCATACGAAATTGCGTCGTCACTTCACTTTGTTTTTTAAATTCGACCTCGAGATTATTAACATGGATTTCAGTTAGAGTGATTAGGCGGGATTCCCGCTTTTCATTTTGCTTTAGGACATAGACAACAAACCAAGCAAGAAACGCGGCGGTTAAGAAAAGAAGAACCGTCGTGATCCCATACGTCCTGGATAAGTCAAGAGCTTTCTCTAAGTCCATGTTAGATCCTTTAGAGTGAAATTCCCATTTTACTACTGCCACCACCGCCACCCGTCGTGGGTGCCGCTATAAAAACCCATCCGGTATTACCCCCACCATCTGTTGAATGTGAAGTCGGTCCGGCGAAGAAATACGGAGTACCTGACGAGGGGATATTTGTTAAACTCACGTAATCCCAACTCAATATCCCCGTCGTTTTTGCTATGGTTGCGGTTGTTGCCGTAGCATTAAAAGTTATTAAGTTAGTTCCATTCGCTAAACCGGCTCCCGAGACAAGCGTTGTTGTTTCACCGGATGTGAGGGTGATAGTCTTGGTCCCACCACCGTCAGTGAGAATACGATTAAAAGTATTGGAACTTTTAATAATGATTGCTCCTGCACCACCTCCGGCAACTTTTAAATCATAATAGGTCTTTACACCCCCTTCAAAAGTTTTTGAAGATGCTCCAGTATTGCTAATGAATATTGTAGAGGAACTAGGATTTACTGTTAATTGCGTATAATTCGTGGCTACGCTCGTTGTTGGGAAAAGAACATTTCCGCTACTAGCTGTTAGAGTCAATGTCCCGGTTCCTAAGTTCCAGATCGTCGCACTCGCGGCGGTATTACTTCCGATCTCAATGGAAGCCGCAGTAATATCTTTATTATTAAAATCTATGGTTCCTCCATAAAGACGGAAAGTCCCTAGACTTGCATTATCTAAGAAGTAAAACGTACCCCCATTTCCAGCTTGAATTGTAATCTTAGAGATACTACTTTTTGTAACACTGTTATCAGTATAGTAACACGTTCCTCGACAATTTAAAAGCCAGGCGCTCGAATTACCCGCCCACGTCATCCCCGATCGCCATGTAACACTACCTACGGTGTATCGTTCTGAAGATGCAACTCCAGAACCTTGAATCGTTACGTTTCCGGTCCCACCAGTCATGTCTAAATCTTTGCACAACCATTTACGATCGGCGGTTACCGTCTGTCCCGCGGAGAAAGCATTGTCGAAGACTACGTTATCGTGAGCGAGAGGTATGCGAGAAGTCCAGCGAGTAACATCCGACCAATTAAAGGAAGTCGTCCCTGTGGCATGTTGAGTGGTGGTCGGTAAGAATACAAGGGTCCCCCCTCCGGTAACGGTATTTCCACCGGCATCGCCGACAGCCCCCGCTCCGGTAACTCCTGAAAAATCAACAGCCCCCGTACTAACAAAATTAATATCCTGTATATCAACGTATGTAAAATTAAGAGTAGCCCCGGTAACTGTGCATTTCTTAACACTCGCCTGAGCGTTTGGCCACATAGTAATCCGAACGGAATTACTTGTCGCTCCGGTAATTGTCCATACGCCTGTAACCGTAAAACTATTGGTGGATGAATTTGCCCCGCTTACAGATATACGATCGTCAGGACCTCCGGTGCTATCCACTGTCAGATTCACGATAGTTGCACCGCCACCGCCAATACCGATGAAAGTCCCCCCGTTGGTCTCAGTACCGGTTCCGATGTGCTGAGTTATTGATTTATAAGCGCAGTTAGCAGAACCGTACCCCATAATTGCGGCATTACCATTTGTGACCAGAGTTCCTGAATTTCCTTGAGTAAGGCTATGGTTTGCCGTTGTTCCCATATCCCATACTGTTCCGGTACCAGTGATTGTAATAGCTGAATTACCGAGGGCAATTGTGCAAACGCTGGATCCTGAAGTTATAAATTTTCCAATAGAGTGGGTTAAAGCAGACGTATCCGCCGCCCCATCAAAATGCAGTTGACTACTTGCACCGCCGGTATAAGTGATAGTTGCTGTCGCACCGAGAGTAATGTTACTGGTAAAAGCGTAATTCTGACTCGCTCCTGTAAAGGATAAATTTCCGAGTGTTCTACCATTCAGAGCAATCGTTTGTTGAGTGGCTGAGGTGGATACAAACGCAATTGCTGAGGTCGCCACATCACCAAGCGTATATGTAGAAATTCCACTTAAATCAAGTGCTTTATTTCCTGTACCCGCAGTGGCATCTCCGAGAGTGATCGTAACTGCGGCATTGTGGACAATTGTCGTAACTGATGAACCTGATGTGAGTAGAGATCGGCAAGTAAGAGCGGCATTAATAGTGGCTGTACCAGCACCGGAACTCCCGTCAAATACGCAGTTGTCTGCGGCAGTTGGGGTATTACCTGCCCCCGGAGCACCGCCTGTTGACGTTGCCCAGTGATTTGTTGGGTCGTTGCTATTTCCGGTACCACCAACCCAAAACTTATCTGCAAGAGCATTTCCGCAAAGCAATAAAATAAAAACAAATCCTAAAAAAAAATTTTTAAATATGCTTTTCATCAATAATCTCCTTAATATAAGAACACTACGTCGCCGGAAGCCGGAGCCGCAGAACCGGAAGTTACGCGCACACCGACAACTTGAAAAGGTAACACTGCACCTGCGGTACATCCTTTAAAAGCAACCCATGTCGAGCCGTCGAAAGAGAAATCTAAATCCTGAGTTACTCCGATCCACACCCCTCGACTAACGGGACGATCTGCGGTATTAACCGTGATACTTGTTGCACTCCAAGCGGATACCAAATCCCCCTGCATAGGGCCCCGGGCCGGAGTTGCAGAAACGGAAACTGTAAATACTAAAGCAGATGCAAGTAAAACCCCACCTAAAAACCACGATAAAATTCGTTTCATTACTCTTCTCCTTTTTAGAATAGATAACCTTTAACTGTAACTGAAAGCGTCGTCCACGTTACACCGGACGAAGCGTTATATTGAATAACCCGAGCCGCACTGACAGGAACAATTAAGTCCGCCGCCATTAAGACGTTAATAACAGGTGTTGTGATCTCAGATATCGCAAACCCGTTTGAGTTTCCTTTTTTCCTGAAGATAACTGCTTTATTTACGGTGTCGCATTGAACTAAAACAGAGAGAATCGCAAAGACGGCGCCCGATGGGATAAGAGAGCTTAAATCCATATCGTGATACGACCCATCTTTAGTCAAACCGCCCGTAACAAAATCCGCAGAAGCAGGATCTCCTCGATCAACGGCATGAGCGACGGCGGCGGATGCCGCGGCGGCGGCGGCAGAAGCAGAAGCCGCAGATGCTGACGCGGAGGCCGCGGATGCTGACACAGAAGCAGATGATTGAGATGCGGCGGCGGCAGAAGCAGAAGCCGCGGCGGCCGCTAAAGAATCCGCGATCGCCTCTGAATCAACAGCTAAATTCTGCATAGCCCCACTAAGGCCATCCCAACCAAGAGCGTATCCATCTTGAGGGGTCGGGAGAACAATATCTAATTGAACAGCGGTCGAATCTTGTTTGACAGAATAATCAAGAAGCTCTTTTAATTGCTGAATCTGCATCGCAAGATCGTCGAGCGCTCCTTCGATAACGGGTTCATTAAAACCGCCGCGAGCTGGAATATCCGCGGATTGGATATACTCTTTATTACGCACCATCAGAATTTCATCGGCGGAAGAGGCACCTGTCAGAGAGACAGTTCCACCTTCAACAACAGAGCTTATTGAAACGGTATAGTCTGTTGTTAAAACCTGGAGATCTGCAACGTCATCGGTAATGAGGTAGACGAGAATCTCACTTTCGTCATCAATCTTGAAAGTAAAATCATAAGTGAGTCCCGAAATAGCGAGGCGAGTTCTATTATTTGAATTGGCAACTGTCATTATAGTCTCCTGTTATTCTCCAAAGAGTTTTTCAACTTCTGTAAACATAGGCCCACCATACTGTAAAACATTTCTAACAGGTTTCCCTGACGCGGCGCCAATAGCACTCAATAAATCCAGTATTGCACTTTTTAAGGTAGAAGTCCACTTCTCTTCATCCTTTTTAGGGCCGCTTGAAAATTCTTCGCCTGTTGTTAATTGAACGCCACTTTGGGCGATCTGCCCGATACCTTTTGCAATATCCGTCGCTAAAGCGGTTACAGGATTATTAATCTCGTGCGTAATATCCCCGTAGACGAGCATACTCTGTACGCCATTGGCAATATCGCGAACACCATAAAACATCCCCAATGGCCCGAGAACAACATCCGTCCAGAATTTATCAGCAATTAATTTCCAGTCTTTTTCTTCTTCGTCATCCCGACCTTTATCCGGCGATTGCTTCCAGACATTCACCCCTAAATTAATTGTGGCAATCAAGACGGAGTTTAAATAAGATACAATAAAAAGTTTTTTCCCGAGGATAGCCCGATCACTAAGGGTTTTCTTACTGCGACTAAATTCCTCGACGGCGCGAGAAACCATAGAGAATTGTTTATTCGTTTCCGACGAGAAAAGAGATAGCCCCCTCGAAAATAAATCTCGTTTAGCAAGATTTTCAGATCGGTGTTCCATAAAGACAGAAGCCTGAGTCCGACGGACAACGAACTCCGCCCGCTCTGCTACCCCCTCAAAAAACTTTGAACCTGTTAGATCTGGATTCTCCGCCTTAATTTCCGCCTTAGCCGTCCGCCAAACAGATGTAACCATCGGGTGATCCATCGTTTGATAAGCTTGCATAAACTTCTCATTCCAGCCAACACGACCCGTAAAAAGTTCTTGAATTGCCCCGGAGTTCTTAAGCTCCCCTAATTCTCTTGTGATATGACCATCCCAACGAGCGGCGAGTTGCGGAGACCATTTCTGAATCTCGGCGACTTCTTCTTTTGAAGCAATAACCTTATAGTTCTTAGCAAGATCAAGCCCTCTCATCTCCGTTGACGCGGCTAAAACAGAAGTAGGCTGTTTAAGTAAGATCCCCGGATTTAACATAAGGACAGAAGTTTGGATCTTTGTGATTAAATCACGCGAGAGAGCCTCAAGATTAGTGAGGTCTGTAACTTCACCCTCGACTCGCTGAACGTAGCGTTCAAAAGACTTAAGAAATTCACCTCGTCCTTGAGCGTTTAACTCTTGTTTAACTCGACTATCGACGAGTACCGTTTTTGCGGCTCGAAGCGGCTCTGCATAAGCAACATAAGACCCTGAGAGATGGATTGACTCATACGCCACCTGAAAGGCATCCTCTAAAATGATTGGGAGTTTCGAGGGGACCGTTTCTTTAAGAAAACCAAGCCCTTCGATCGCCACTTTCCCCTGATACTGTCGGGTCGAAGGCTCGACCTTATAAAAAAGATGATTCGCCACGATCCGAAAATAGTTCGGGGTGGTGGCAAGTTCGATGCCATTTAACCGTAGGGACGTTTTATTGATCGCGTGCTTTTGAAACCCATTGAAGTAAGCGTCTAAATTCATCGCAACTTGAAGCATCTCGGGGTCTTTTAAAACAGCCGAAGAGATCATTTCTACGTCCGCCTCAGTAACTTTTATTACTTTTGCCTCTTTCCCACGGAAAGAAAATCCACCCCCGAGAAGATGGTTCAACCCCTCTTTCCTCAAAGAAAGCAAATGGAACGCGATCATTTGGGCTTTTGTAAGCTTAACCGTCTCAGATTTCCCACTTCCTGTAAACTTAAATACCTGCATATCCAATTTCTTCGCATCCGCCGTGATGTATTGGCTCCACTTGCTAACGTCAATATCCTTAGTCCCCTCTCGAAGAATAGATTTAGCCGCCGTCGCATACCTTAAATAATCCGTCTTAGCGCGATTAAGCCCACCAAAAATAACGCTTTGAAATACCCCGCCGTCTTTACCCTCGACGATTAGGAGGTTTGTCTCTGCATCCCGCGAATCAAGCCCCAACCAGTTCTTCACTTGCTCCCCACGACTGATCGTTGTCTCTAACCCAGAAACAACTGGATCGGCCTGAGTTCGCTTCACGCTTCCGGATTTAATATTACCGACAATTTCATTGACCGTCTTTTCTAACGATACGTATTTATTTTTTTCGAGAATAGAAGTCTTTAACTCATTTAATTTATACAGATGTGTTAAGGCGTCGTTAATTAATTGCACCTCCGATGAGGTCATGTCACGTAAAGACTTCTTCTCAAGAGAAGCTAATTCATCAAGTTTATGTTGGGGGATAATTGCGTTAGGTTCTTTGGCAAGAAATTGAGCAAGGCTTTCTAACTTCATCGCCTGGGGAGCCGACATTTTAGTTGCCGACAAACCCGACGAGATTGATCGAATTTCTTTTTGAAACTCAGGCCGCGTTTTCTTGATAACGGATTCTGCCGTTAAATCCTTAAACCGTCCAATTTCAGCATTTAAGTCTCCCTTCTCACGCATCTGTGCAATACGCTCTCTGATCACTGGAAGTTGACGACGGAGCTGTTGTACCGTTTGGGCGTTCTTGATCGACGTTAAAAACTTGGCTTCATCCTTGAGCTGTAGGCCACCTTCTAAAACGAAATCGATTAATTCCTTCTGTACCGCCTGAAGTTTGGCTCTAAGCTCAATAGACGAAGTTCTTAACCCGGCCTCGCTCTTCAAATCTGCCTTAACGATCTCCGCCCCCATCTTTTTTAATTTTGCTTCCAACCGAGAAGTCCGTAATTTCGTCCGGGTCGCTAATCGATCCAGGCTTCTTTGCAAACGGAATTTCTTACCTTCGACATTAAACTCCTGCACCATTAGTGCCTTCTTCAAAGCCTCGCCAGACAGAGTGTTTTTTAATTTAGATTCCCACAAAGGCTGGAGCCGTTTTGTCCGCTCTAAAGACCGCGTTAATTTCACCGCCCGTGTGGCCGCCTTCGACCGAATATCCGTTAATTGATTTTCAATATTAACCTCCGCCTCAGATTTCACTCGGGAAGTTATGCCCTCTCGAAACTTTAACTTCGCGTCGATCTTTAAAAATTTATCTGTCAGGGCTTGGACCACATTCTTCGGAAGATCCTCAACGGGCTTCGCCGGGGTCGCGTCTAAAAAGGCTTTCTCTTCTGCCGTAATACCGACCGTTTCCCTCTGGGGCAAAGCCTCGGAAGCAACGACTTTAGCCTTCTCAACCAAGGGAAGCGACTCAATATCGCCGCTTGCTTTTGTCGCGATCACGCGCTCAGGCGAAACCGGCCGGCCGTGTTGATCAACAAAGGAGCCATTCTCATCACGAAAGATATTATTTTTAATTAAAGCGTGCTCCTGCTCAACAACAGATAAAACTTTATCCATGCCCTTGCTAAATAAAGCATCGGTCGTTTTTATCGCTTGTTCATCCGGCATCCCGATTTCTCTAAGTTTCTCTTTAACCTCTGTACGCTTTTGCATAGCAAATGAAATACCCGCGGTCACCGGCCCAATAATAGCCCCTATCGAACCATCCCGCACGGCTAAACCTACGGCTTCCTTAACAGAATCCCAGCCCTTCGCTTGAGAATCCGTGATGCCTGAAATGCGCTCAACCATCTCGCTCCCTCCACGCATAACAGTCATATCTACCCCGCCGATCACCGACGCAGTTACCATCCGCTCTATCGCCGGACCCGATAACTTCATAATAGCCCCAAGACCCAAAAACGCCGGCGTCCCCACAGCAATACCCATAGCCCCCGCGATCTTAACGGAATCATCATAGCTCTTACCTTTCGCTTGAGCCTTCGCATACGTATCAAAAAAAGCCGGCCCCACAAACGAACCCGTAGCAACCAGAGGTCCTGCCACATACGCCGTACCGATGAGCCCAGCCATGCCAGTACCCATTTTCACGACATCGCCCAAATAATCTTCTGCTGGGGTTTGATTCTCCATACCCTTGCTGTGTTGCTCGACGAACTTCTCGCCCATGTCCTGCCAGCTTAACCCCATACGGATGAAGGCGGTGCCGATAAGGTCTTTAGCCCCACCCGTTGCCTTACTCGCTTGCAGTTTCTCAGCAAAATCTTTTAAAAAGGGGGTATCTTGAGCGGGATCTATCGGAGGGGCCTCTTTTCCACGGATAGACTTCCCAAGAAAGATAAGGGCGGATCCAACGGTGTGTGGGGCTTGATCAAAAGCAATTGAAACATCCGACATTCTTCGTTGCCAGAAAGATTTGGGGGCGTCACGATTTGTGACAATGTGCTCAGAGAAAGCATTTACTTCATCGAGAGAAACAGTCCGGGTATTCTCTGGCATAGGAAGGGGTGTCACGGGGGTGGGGATCTTCTTTGCCGCGTCTGCGGTTGTTTCCCATTTTGCCGCCGCATTAAGTTCGTCAAGTGAAACAGCCATCGACTATCTCCCGCCAGTGTCTTTATGGTATTTAATAACTTGCTTATCTCCGGGAACATCTTCGACCTGAATCCCATCGGCATTGACCCCGATAAACTTTCGAGGGCCTTTAGCAGTCGGGATCATATCTCCAACAGTAAAGACACCTGCAAATCCCTGTTTTCGTAGAACCGCTCGGGTATGATAGTCTTTCGCCTGGGCAGGAGTAAATATACCCTCAACAACTTTTCCTAAAGCCTTATCATTAAGGTACTCATCGTAAGCCTTAAACATAATCTCGGGATCGACGGAACCGTCTTGTTTCTTGGCGGCATCATATATTCTAAAGAGGGGCTGGCGATCTTGTTTTGAAACAACCTTATTCTCACCTTTAGGCGTGTTACCAAAAACAGGTTGAATAAACTTCTCCCACCCCGATTGATGAAAAGTTTTGCTCGTTAAATCCTGGAGCATGACGCCATAGGCATCTTCATAGAGAGTCGTAAAGGTTTTCTTTGAGATATTTTGTTTGTCTACAAATTCAGATACGAGCCGATCTTGATATTTCTTTAGATCAGAAAGATAAACCCCTTTTTCAAGTTGTTTATCCCCCTCAGACTGCTTCATAAGGTTGGCGGCTTCGGCCCGTAAGCTTACAACAGTATCTAAATTATCGCTCGCTTTCACATACGCGCCCGTTAGCATCGCTGTTCGCATCGCATCTAAAGTCGTAACTCGACGTTGCATATCTTCTTTTTGTGACGCAGAAAAGTTACCTTGCGCTAATTCATATGAGGTCTTTGCAAGATCATGTTCAATATCCGCAAAGGTTTTATCTTGGGTGCGGATTGCGGCAACATCGGCGACGTTTGCATTAAGTGTGTTGTATGAAGTTGTAATGTCAGCGCGAAAAGATTTTGTCTTCAATGCGGTCGCAATTGTATCACTAACTCGCTTTTGCACCGCTTCACTCGCCTGACCAAATTTACCTAAGACGTTCATTTGCTCGAGTGAATCTTCTTGCCCTCGCTCAATCCCTGCGGCAACGTACTGCGTTGTTGCAGTATCAATAGCGTTTTGTGTCGCTTTTTGGGCGCTCTCTAAATTATCCCCCGTCAAAGGAACAATTGAGGGGGTCATCGCATGAAAACCGTTTACCACCGTCTCATACGCTTCAGGCGTGCCTACCTCTTTTAAATTATTTATCGTATTTTCAACCGTCCCAAACCAGGTATTATACATCTCCTTGTTGGCCAGCTTAACTCGCTCTTTAACAGCGTCAACTCGAAAGAGATTTTGCGTCTGTGAGATTGCAGACTGAACAGCCTGACGTGTTGACCCGCTTGCATATCGAGAAATAACGTCGCTACTAATTTGAGCGCTTTGATCGTTAAGGAGATTCTCGATTTGATCTGCTTTTACAGTTGGATCTTCCGTAAGCCTCTGCTTTGCTCCAAGATACTGAACTTGATAGTCGGTCTGGGCGGTACTCACATCAAGATTCTCTTGATAAGCCTTTTGTTTCTCAAGAGCTTGATTAGCAACATCCATAACCTTACCGCCTAATTGCGCGATAGCATTTCCGACGATCTCCCCGTCTTGACTTGGGCGAGGTACGCCTGTCTGTTCACTTGCTAAGTTCCCGGCCGAATAAGTATTCACTCTTGGACTCACTACATCCTCCCCTGGATAAACCCAGTATTCCTAATCGCCGTATCTGTCGAAACCCCCGCACTACTTGGCGTCCCGATCTTAGAAGCCCCCGTAGCTAAAGTCCCAACACCCCCAATAATTCCAGAAAGCATCTGGGCACGGCCAGAGGCTTTAGTATTTGCGGCTGATTCCATCCCATACTTAAATTGTGCTACGCCGGATTTACGCATCGCGTCAATCTCTAACTGAAATTGATCAAAAGTATCAGAAGCAACAATTCCTGGCGTACCAACTAAAGAAACGCCGTTAGCCAGATATGCCATAGACTGATCGGCGAGAAAGCGTTGTTGCTCTCGTTTCTTTTGATCGACGGCACGATTCGATTCCGATAAAGCAATCCGCGCTTGCTCTTCTTGCTGTCCGGCTTGAGACTTTGCAGTTTGTAACGCCGAATACCCGGAATAAATCTGACCGCCCGCGGCCGCGACAGTTCCAATCACCATCAATGTCACCGGATCGTAGCATAACCCTGCCGGATTATAACCTGTATGGAATGGATTACGCATAGTCTCCTCGAATAATTGACATCATTACATGGTCGTGGCCATCAGGCCGAAAACGTCGTAGAATCCCCTCGGTCTTGAATCCTAATCTCCGAGCAAAATCAGTAAAGACCTCATCTTTTTTACAACTTAACTGAATCCGTCGATACGCCAATCGTAAAACTCGTAACTGCTTCATGATATGAAGGACGGCCCCAACTGGCTGACGAATAAATCGCGTTGTAGGAAATATAGAAACCTCACAAACCCCACTCCACGACTGATACCATCCACCTATCAAAACCACTTCCTCTTTATCCCACAAAGTCCAGAAAGACCCGCTCGATTCCATATATTGTAACATTGGGACAACACCATGAAGCAAACCCCAATGCTCAAAGCCAACCCCTTCAATAAGATCGGCCTTCGCATAATCAACCATCATAAAAGGTTTACGGATCATTTCTCCCCGACTTCAATTGTGACGCTCATCGCGTTTAACATACATGGATATGGGTCATCTTGAACATAGACAAGACGTTTATCAAGAGACCAGTTATCTGCATTTGCAAGCGGAATCGTTCCGGTAAACGGAACCGGTGGGGCGTCGGTATCTTGCCCCATTAGAGATGATTCAATCCCTTGTAAGCTATATAGTGACGTTCCATATTTTACCGCAACCGTATTTGAAACAACAAGCGAGATAGAACTAACACTTTTCCCAAACGCGATCGAGTTCTGCATCGCTCCAATCACAATAAGATTTAAAGGAATTGCAATTCCTTTATATTTATACCCAATCTGAACAACGGAGGCGTCGCGATCTAAAGCGATTGTTCCTGTACTTGAGACAATACAATCTGGATGAAGGCGGCCGTCCGCAATTACGGAGACTGTTTCCCCAATTAAATGCCAGAGACCCGTTATGGCATCTGTCGGCGATCCATCATACGTAGCCGAGCCATCGAGATAAATGCAGTCTTGTTGCGCGGCGTATACAGCGTCGAGATAATCTTCAGTATCTGTATCTTCGGAGGCTTCATCAGTAAAATAATCGTCCCGATGAACACCCTCGAAAGGGTCGTTTAAGTATTCGTTATAATACGTCGTTGTCGAATTGATCGTGCGCTTTACAACAATTGACAGCCGGTCATAACCACTTACTTGTGGCTCAACTGCGATGCTCGTTACTTCACCATCGCCACCGATAACATGACGATGCCACCCGGAAATATCTTCTTTGGGCTTAATTGTTAAACAGAGTAAAACCCCATCGTTTCTTACCGCCCACAAAAGATCAGTTTTCCAACGCTGAATTGCTAGTTGCTTAATACCCCCAACCGTTAAGTGGGGTGCTAAGAATTGCCGATCAGTAGAGCGGTAGCTATCAATCTCGAGGCTATAATCAAAACTGCGAAGAATACGACTACCCTTTTGCATATAAAAAATAGACTGTCCCGACGTAACAGGCATGATGCCTTGAACGCCAATAGGATCTATCGGACGAATACGTAAATTTGTCGGGGTGATCGCGGCATCACCACCACCATCTAACCCTAAAACGCCACCCTCTGCGCCAATGGCAAGAAACTTTTGTAAACCCACTAACCATAAAACGGTTCCAGAACTTGCAGAAGCGGAAGTTATTATCGCATCTGTTGCCGCAGTACCCGTCGTGAGATTATCATATCGTTTTGCCCCCGCAGTATCAGGACCCATGCTACGCCAGATCCTATCTGGATAAGTATTTGAACTTGCGAAAAACGCGCACCCTTCATACAGGGCAACCGCTCCTGGGTAAAGATCAGCACTTCCAAAAGGATCCGCGGTGCGAGAGTATGTTGCAAATGTCCAAGACGTAGCGCTAACTCGCGTTAATTTATAGGGTTCATAACTCCGATGGACGGTGTATGCTATATTACCCTCCCCGGCAATCTGAAATTCAAAGAGATCCGCAAGCAAATAGGGGGATGTTAATTCAAATACTAGAGTTGCGGTTCCCCCCGCCGTATACGCCGTATAAGACGAAGTGTTAATTGCGGTCCCAAACAAGTCCTTTAAAGAAAACGTATCGTTATTAATCCGAACAACACGAAAAAACCTACCGTTTAATTGTGTCATTCCCCCGACGGAAGCGACATAAATTTCATCGTCTGTAACAAACCCATGTCCGACACTTGTTAAAACCCCTGGACTTGCCTGGGTAATTCCTGTGATTGTCTTTGACGTACTCTTAAGCGTTAGCGCGGAGTCTTCATAGATCCTAAGTTTCGCATCTGTGAACTCTAAAATATACGCTTGTTCATCGCTAAACTTAAAGAGTTCCTTACGGGCGGCCTGTTGAAGACGGGTTGGGTGCATATAAGAAAAACCACCCCGGTATTGCAGAGGGCCTTGGATAAGAGAAATAAAATTCTCACAACGCTGAAGCGAGTTCTTGTAGAGGTCGGAATCAAAACGACCATAGATCTCTTCGGAAACTTCGCCGCCGGAAAAATTAGATAAATAATTATCAAACATTAATTAGGGTCCACATCAAATTCATAATCCCCAGCCGCAGTACGCCGAGAGGAGAGATTAATTCCTGCATTAACGATCTGACTACTTTCATATCGGCGTGGGGGGCGCATCTGTCCATCCACAGCCCTAGCTAATCGACGAGACTCTGCTCGATCTTCTTTTATATCTTTTATGATGGATGGCCGCGCAGTAATCTTCTTTCCTAAGACAAGTGCCAACTCTTCGGCAAGTAGCTTAATAAAGAGAGCTGGATACAAGGAAATGTCCGTAACATCTTTTGTATACCAAATCGGCAAGGACGTAGCTCCACCATAGCTATAATATAAATCTCGACCTTGGATCTCGAATTGTCGTTGACCAAGAGGGACAACTGGATCGACGATCGCTCGTAACTTTAGATAATCATTTGGGAAAGTATAATAGTCGGTATAGTCTGAAACGGAAGGGGTGCCGCCGCGAGGGATCGCAAAACTCACAAGAGCAAAATTCCAGTTATACGCCATGAGAGTGGATTGCCGAATAACATCATACCATTGGGCGCAGAGGGCGCCAACTTCAGAGACCCCCGTACCGGATAAAACAGAAATACGCGATTCTTTTAAGAGCGATAAGGCGAGATTACAGATAGCAACATCACTACTTGGCCTAGACATTAAAGCCCCCTAAAGTGAAGAAGCGCACGCAAGCAAGTAACTCGCGTGCGCTTCTATGTTTAAACAAGAAAACGCTACTTATTGGTTTTCGATGGTTTCGAGTAAAACGGTGACTGTACCCGCCGCCGTAACTTCTGAAACCAAGCACAACCCAATATCATACGAATCACTTGGGTAGTGGCCGACAACATCGGTCGAAACAACATCTGATGCAATTTCGCCAAAGGTGCGGGTTCCACGCTCTTCAACACCAAGAGCGGCCAAACCGTCTTTTGCGGATGCAAAAGCAAAACCAGCGGCAAAATCAACACCATCCATTAAGGCGTCGCGATCAACGACCACCCCGAGATTCGGACGATACAACCCTAGATCAACTTCAGTCATACCGGCGATGGCATCATTAAAGATTAAACAGCGTACTGGAATTTCGTTTGCCCCGACGGTAAATAACCGACGAACGTCTAACGCCACGTCTGCGGCGGCAGTTTCAAACGTAATGCAACGGTATTTTGGTTCAACACCGCTCGACTCGCGTGCGCGTGCGGCTTCCCCACCCTGACGCTGTGCATCAACATATTTATCAGACATCGTATTCTCCTTGTTAATGAATCCTATTAAAAGAAAAAGACAGACTAAAAATTAGTCGGTCGTAGTAACCTTCTGAACAAGCACGCCTTCAGTACGCACGGCACCCAAGGTCCAATTAACCTGGACTTGTTTCGTTTGTACTAAGTCGCTACGATCTTGCACGACGATCTCAAACTGCTTTGGCATCGCATAGCAAAGACCGCGTGTGCTCATAGCAACGCAACTACGAACGCCAGCCGTAACATCCAAAATCGGGCTCGTCGCATTTGCGGCAAATTTAATTAATCTCAACCCGACCGCTTCTTGAATCCCGCCTTTATCGACGTTAGCAGATCGGTTATAATCGCCAGAGGTAAGCTCAAGCTCTTTCATCAAAGCTGTATGCTCATCACCTGCGATACAGAACACGAAATTCTCAACCATATCGTTACCGACATCGGCATCAATAAAGTTTTGAACCACTTCCAAAAGCTTCTCGTATGTCAACCCAGCAGTCGCGGTGACTGTTTGTCCACCATCCGTCGCGAACGTGACAGAGGTATCCATATCTTCGCCGGTATACACAGAAGCTAAAGCGGCTTCAATACCGATGCGATCCCAAACGCGGGCCATCGCCATTGAGCAAGCTTGTGAATATTCGGCTTCTTGATTTAAAAGGACTTTTGAAGCATCATCCGCGTCGATCGGAAGGGTCAAAGAAAAACGACGACGACCAATCTTACGACGGGTAACTTTAAGATCAGAAAAAGTAACGCGATTGAAACGACCGTTTAATTCTTGAGCTTCAACGGAACCAATTCCATCATACGCGAAAGACTTTCCGACTAATTGTTTAACAGGAAATAGATTTGCAAAACGGGCTTTCATTTGCTGTGAGGCAAGATGAACAGCGGCAGAAAACTGAATAACTTGGGCTGTCTCGATTTGAGCTGGCATTGTGTGAGTCTCCTAAGAAGTGACGAACTTTAAAATTTTTAATTCCGATACGCTCCCCGAGACCTCTCGGACGTGTCGCCACTTTAGGGTCGGCTTAACCCACGGATGCCTTGCGGCACTCCCCGCTCTAAATTCATTCAATCATACTGTTACTACTTAAGTCAAACAAATTTTCAATTATTTTTTTGCATCCGCAATTCTCTGGAAAATCTCGCGGACTTTTAATTTCGATTCTTCGTGCCCCGCTCGACGGAAATCTTTATAAGTATCACTCGACATAATCTTTTCGGCTTCTGCTTGAAGACTAATAATATCAGCGGAAGAATTGTCTGTACCCCCAGGAAGTTTATCTTCGGCAATATGTTTTTTATAAACTCCGTCGAGAACAGCGGTCAACGCAAAAAGGGTATCATTAGAAATATTTTCTAAAACTTTTGCGACAGAATTTTTTTGTGCTGGGTCCACGGATTCCGTCATCAGCTTTTTTGTGCGATCAATAACAGCTTGCTTTTGTGTACCATACGTCGTATCTAATAATTTCTCAAATTCAGCGTCGCGAGCTTTTGCGACGTCCGCTGATTTTCCTTCTTGGGCACTTGTCGATTGCGCTAAGAACGCTTCAAAACCAGTTAAAATCTTAGTTGCTTGCCGAGGATTTACTCCGGCATCAAAAAGAATTTGTTTTGCAGACTTCACATACTCATCACTTCTACCCTTTGCTTTTGAAAAATCTGTTTCCGGTAGAGCGTAATCTTCCGCGGTCTTTGGGCGTAAAGAGGCAAAGAATTTATCCCACTCCTCTGCTGACGCATCGTCTTTAGGAGCCCCAACAGCCGGGCGTTGGCCTAACAGAGCTTGTAAATTCGCGTGCTCTTTTACAACGTCAACGAAAGATTTATCTTTAAAGAAAGGTTTATCACGAAGATCCGGGGGCAACGCCTCAGCCATCTTAATATCGGGCGGGGTATATTTATCTTCAGGTAAAACGTGATCAACTTTTACAGGGGCGGCTGGATCGACAACGACTTCTTCTGGCATGGTAGTTCTCCTCTATTTGATTTAATTTAATTTTCAATCGACTTCAATTTTAATCCGCGCATTACGTTTAAATCCTCGACTGATCTTAAACCACAAAGCTTGCTGATAAGCCTGAACAAGAGATCCTAGGGTGTTCACCTCAAAAGTCTGGGGGTTGCCAGATATGGTGCTTCTCCGAAAAAAGCATTGGTCTTTTAACCATCGAAAAAAGATAATCCCATCTTCCGTTTCGGCGAGGGCGTTGATCGCGTCTGTGACTCTCTGGTTCTCAGAAAGTTTCTTTGCGTCGTCTTTCTTATCCTCTTGGTCGGCCATGATTACTTATACTTTCTGTGGAGCTCGGCGTGGTGTTTAGGGCAGCGCCATAAAATTTGAAACGGAAGAGAATAATCTTCGTGGTGGGCGTGCCCAGGTTTTCCACACCAACAATTCTGTCGAACTAATTCTCTGCGTCGAATAGCATTATTTACCAAACGCCGAGCTTCGTATTTTTCAGGATACTTATCACGCTGCTCTTGATTATATCCCCTTCTGTATTCATTTCTAACCTCGCGATTATACCGGTTAGCCTTTTTCCGTACCGAGACCGCATTATTATGTCGATAATTACGTTGTATTTCCAGAACCTTTTCTTTATTTCGAGTATTCCACCGCTTTGCACTCGCAAACGCTTTATCGTGATTCTTTAAATACCATCGACGCGAACATTCTTTCCTATCCTCAATTTGTTTATAAGGCACCCTAACCTCCGCGAGTTAATTGAGGGTTCAGGGACTCGCGGTACCCCTCCCCCTCAATCAGATTAATATGAACTATCCACGTGGCCTATTTGAGATCGCGCCAATCCGCATACTCTCAGCCTGAGCCGTTTGCATCCCGATCTTAGAGCCTAGTTCCGCCATTTGAATCTGACGCTGTTGATCCTGCATCTTCGCCCGGACATCTCGAAGTTTCGTGATCGTCTCTGTATCTCGTAAAACTTCTTCATCGACCCCCGAAAGTTCATTTAATTTCTTCACTAACTTATCTGGATCGTAATTATCCGCGAGCTCTGGAAAGGCTGGAGCCGCACCGAGAGTAATATCTAACGCCTGAACGAGCCCCTGAAGCTCTTCAGTACGCATGATGCGGCTTGCGGGTGAGATGTATTTAATATTATAAACCTTCTGCCCTCGTTGCATGGCATTAACAACATCGGTCGGGATATATAGAGGAACGAGGCCTGCACGTAAGATCTTCTTCTCTGATTCGCTTCCGCGCACAACACCGAGCAAGCCCTCTTCTAAAAGCATATTAAAAGCAGTTGAAACAAATTTACTAAAGAACTCCGTCTCTTGTCTTTTAAAAACAGAATTTAATCCTTCGCCGCGCATACGATCACGAATTTGTGTTTCGCCTAAAGTCATCTTCGTATCGTTATTTAAATCCAGCAACCGATCAATATAAAAGGCTTGAGAAATATCTTTAATTAATTGTTCAGCAATTGGGTATATGTCTTGGAGATTACCAACGTCAAACAATTGCCCGACGGGGGCTTTTTCCCCGAGCCCGGAAATGTTAAATACATTTAATCCTCGAGGGGAAGTATCAAGCGTATCTCCGCCTAACGCGCCATTATCTAACAAATAGAGTGGGGGGTCTAACTTCTTTTCCCCGGCCCGCATTAACAACTCCCAGACGATATTTAATCGCATAATCGCGGGCATCGCAAACATCGCGGGCGACCTACCTTGCTTCTCCCCTAACGCTTTTAAGAACCGGGTAATGATGATCGGAGGATTTAAATATCCACCTTCACGTAAGAGTTTCTCGCTATCAAATTCAAAATGAATAGACGCAAAAGGATATTCTTTATTCTTCGTCGGAACAACGGGGGCATTAACACGCGGCTCAATTAATTGAACGATCTTAAATTTTGTCGTAATATCTTTAGCATCGTAAGCGTCTTTAATTTTTGCAGAGACAGCAGAGTAACCATATTCCTGGACAACTTGACGAGCAGTCCACTCAAAGTCAATAAACGTCGTATCGACAAAACCATCTTTATCTTCGTCGATTAAGAAATATTTTACGTTGATGGCGGAGACACGAAGAGGATCTGTTAAGTCCCCTGTCTTTCTTAGACGGGCGCCAGAGATACCAAACGCACCCTGATCAAGCATATATTCTTGTAAAGCCGCCGCCGTCCCTGTTTCAGGCGCGTCAATAACATCAATGAAAATATTGGTAATCTCATCGTAATAATCTTTATTCTCTTGAGTGTTGGGAATATTGCGCGGCCGTTCTAAACGGACTGATCGAGCCCCGTTAGGCCAAAGATTTCCAATCAGCGCGGATGCCATTGTCTGATTAGCATTGGGCGCCGTTGAAGAAAATAATTGTGAGGTTTGAAATTCCCCCGGTTGCGCGGAGGTTTGGAAGTTCTGCTTACGACTTAACACATATTCACCAATAAGCTGATACATAGAAAACCACTGTTGCTTTTCTGCGTATAGCTTTTGGTATCGTTCTTTTAAAAGTTTGATTCGCTCCGACGCCACGTAAACCTCACAAAGAAGTTAAAAAAGATCTTGCTAAATTAGTATTGGGGCCAAACCCCGACGTTGGCGTATCAAGAAGAGATTTGCGGGCCGCGGTGACTTTATCTTGGGCTTGCGTTTCCATCAATGCTTTCTGCTCGGCATCTTTCTGCGCGGCAACAACAGCGTCACGCGCTTTATTTTGCTCTTTCGCTTTTTGCGCCTTGGGAGATTCAAAAGGCCAAAACATCCAGGATGGTAAATCAGTCATACTTTAAACTTAAAGTAGAAAAACCAAAGTGTCAAGAAAAGTTTATGATTTTTGATTGAGGCGATTAATTGTAGTGAGCGCGCTGTCTTTGCGCGAGATGGTTTTTTTGGCGCGGGGTGTGGGGTCGTCTTGGTTGGGACGCTTCGCCACGGGGAAGGCGAAGGTTAAAACAAAAGCATCCGTAATATCTGGAGACACGCGGCGTTCTTTTTTTATTTCTTCTTTCTTTGGTAAAAACATCCGATGCGTCGGTGTCTCTTTTTCTTTAGGAGTTAAAAGAAGATCGAAGACAAAGATGTCCTCATCGGGAATACTGACTTCGCCTTCTTCTAACCAATCACGCGCAACACCATACATCTCGGCGCGTTTATTTAAAAAGCGGATTGGGTCTAAAACTTTTTGTTGGAAATTAACACCCATCACAATCTTTTTATAGCCGAGCGTTATGAGTCCATCAACAAGCCCATGCCCATAACCAAAATCAATAAAACATTTATCAACGCCGTAACGGTCAATAAGTTTTACGCAGATATTGATGAGCTGTTGAGTCGGCTCACGCCCCTCGGCCCGAAGATCTTTATGGACTTCGTAATGGATAACCGCGCGGCCTTGACGAATAACAAAGACCGAGCGATCGTTATTACGCCCGCAATCGACCCCCATAATGATTGGGGCGTTAGGGGAACGGTTCGTGCACTTTCTTGCTTTCTGGGTTGTCTCTTTAGAAAAGAAAGTCTCACCTGACATGAGAAATGCTTCTTGGGGGGTAAAGGGATATTCTTGTTGGAACTTCCAAAGACCACCTTTGGTATTCTCAATTTTCATCCGGCGCCAGTACACTTGCTCAATGTCAAGCCCATAGGCGGCCATCAATTCTTGTTCCTGTTCATCGGGCGCAAAACCCATAGGTGGTGTTAAGCGATATTCTTCTTGCCAGTACCAAGGTACAAAGATAAGTTGATAGAGGCCTATTCCTGCCATCGCCCGCATCGCGGCTTCATAAAAGAAATTTCCAAGCCCATTGGCGGTGGACTCTAAAATGATTTCGGTGTCTGGCATATCGGCAACTGCTTGGAACAAACCAGTCTCTAATTGATCGGTGTGGGCATAAAACGCGACTTCGGAACAGTGAAGAAGTTTAATCGTTAAGGACCGACCAACATCTTCGCTTCCTGCCGTACCCACTTTATATTCTGAATCTAAGCCCGTAAACTTAAGCTGGTTCTTATTGGCGGTGTCTAATCCAACAGACATACCGCAAGGAAGATTATCATTAAAGCGTTTAACCATGTCAAAAATAGAGGCGGTTGATGTTGCCTCATGCGACAAAATAAAAGTGGACACCCCTCTTTGTAAAGAGGTCTTCTTAAAGAATCGAGATTCGATGTAAGTTGTAACCCCCTCTTGGCGGCCTTTCATAACAACGGCGCGAATGAACCCTAACTTTTTCTTTTGTTCTTCAAGCTTATGGTGGACATAGAGTTGCGCTTTATTATAGACAAGGGGTACGATCCGCCCCATCTTATCGCGAATTTTTAAACAGTGGCGAGAATAGGTGGGTAAGTCGTTTAAAAGAAGTTCAAATGCCTTTTCACGTGAAAGCGGTGGCTTAGGAATTTGACTCATAAATCCTCCACCTGTTCTTTTGTGGGTGAGGAGGATACCTCAATGGTTGTCTTAAACTCTTGCTGTGCAACACGATCTAAGAACTCATTTATATCCCCAGTTAAGGCCACCGACTTAATTGTCTGCGGCGGCTTACCCACAACTCGATCTAGGATCATATCCGTTGAATATTGATCCCCCTCCGCCGCTTTACGGGCGTGTGAGATAACCATAGCCTCAGCATTGGTTAGCCCCTGAAGGGTGGGGTCTAGGCCAGAATAGGGTAAGTCTAAAGCCAAGCGTAGAAGAGAGGGTAAAATCTCTCTAGGATCCTGTGAGACACGAACAGGGGCTTGGGATAGGTAAGGTATGCCATCTTTCCAGGAAATCAAGCTACGATAATCCACCGTAGGATACGGAGTCTTTGAAGAAGACTTTGCAGAAAGCGCAGTCAGTTCTTCAATAGGATCATCGAAAGACTTAGGTTTTCTTTTAGTGGCCATTTAAATTCTTTTTCTTCTTTTTTTTATAGATCATTAATACCTGGATCTAAGTCCGCGGGCGCCATCTCACCATCACGGATCTGATCGGCTGTCAGGCCAAGAAGTCTATCTCCTGTTTGTTTAGCCAGTTTAGCGGGGGTAAGGATTTTCTTAGGGGCTAAGGTCGTGATCGAAGCCGCAAGAGAAATTGAAGGGCTTTCAGAATACAGATCGGGATTACAAGCCGCCATCTCAAGATCCAGGCGAAGATCCGGTTCTCTTAGGGCAAATTGCTTTTGATACCCTTTTAAATCTTCTTTAGCATGTTGTACCGCTTCCCGAAGTTTAAACAGATCAGGATAATATTCGGCTAACACAGCGGGGGTGCCATCTTCATTGTGCGGCAATTGTTCTTTGATATAACGAACCAAGGATTCTCTACCCATGAATGTAATCTCTGATTTGCTTAACTCAATACGCGATGCCTCATCAAGCGGTATGATCTCAACAATATGATACGTTAAGAAGGTCACATAATCAGGATACTTCTTAGCTAGGGCGGGGGCCAAGAGCTTATTCTTAACAATCGAAAGGGCCGCCTTTGTCGTCGGGATATTCCCTTCAATCTCGTAAGTCTTCTTTATCTTTTCTTTATCCATAATACCAGAGCGGGCGATATAGGTTCCAGTTACTTTGACTCTAAACATATTAGGTCTCCTTATTTGGCGGTTTGATATTTGTATACCCATTATAGTTATGAGTGTATATTTTGTCAAGGGTTTATTTAGGATTCTTCCTGCTTAGGTGGGGCTTTTTGAAACTTATCTTTCACCAACCCCATTGAAATAAGCCGGTGGCAATTTGGACAAGCCGAACGCATATTCCCAAGAACATACCCCCCGGGATTTGGTCGGTGCACATCACACGGGCCTATCCAATCACAATACTCGCACCGGTCGCAGAAGTCCCGTTTAAAAGATTTATGGTGCCGATTACTCTTGCGTGAAACCGCGCCCCTCTTAATCCGCCGATGCTTCACGCAAAGCGGGCGTCGGGCGATAACTGTTTCACTATCTGTTTTTCGAGTATACATCTGGTGGTACTGCCCGAGGTTTGGGCATTGGGGTATACGACACTTCCTTCGCAAATCAATTACCATATTCACTCCTTGTTTTCTGGTTTTCTCTATTATAGGGTACTACCCCAATAAGTCAACGATTATTTTTTCTAATTTTTTTTTTTTTTTTTTTTTAATCGGGCGTGGATGCAAGCGTGAATCTGTTTGCTCTTTCACGGGCGACGCCACAAGTGGACCAGACATGGTCGGGGTCGAAATTAGACCGGGGCCGGGGTTCGTTTTTCAAAATGAGTAAGCGCGGGCGCGGAGCCTTGCCCATCTGCACAGTATCGAAATGAGTACAACATTTAAAAGTCATCAAAAAACAAGCGATATAGCGTCGGGACAGCGACGAGACAAAAAACGATTTTCCGGTTTTTTCTAAAACAAGATAAGAAATCCACAAACTTTAAGTCGTACATATTGACCACCACGCCCACCTCTACTATATATCTGTATAGTACAATAATATGATCCATAATTTATCACCAAATAACATCTTAAACCAGAAAAAAGCGGATACCTCTCGGCGTCATTCCACCCCCAAAAACCGATACAACCCCAACCCCCTTTTTTACACTCATTCCAGAATTATTACAACATTCTACGCCTTGCCTCATTTCATATTTAAGTACATGTTTTAAACCTGCACTCATTCCAGAACTGTAATTTATCCCATTACGCAACTGAGTAACATTTTAGCCTCTGGGGTTGTATCGATTTTTCAATCGGGAAAAACCTCAAAAATCGCCCACCCCACCCAATTATTTTCACCCTCCCTATTGACATATTCCAGAATTGAGCTATACTTATTAATACAGAAATGAGTAACAGAAAGGGCGCCACAAAATGACATGCTTAAGCCACAAATTATATCGCTTCCTAGAATATCTCGGCGGAGAATTGCACCCTAATTATTTAAGCGATTCACTTAATACATTAGCACCAAAAAAGCCTTTCATTTTATATCGTTTTACGCAACCGATTAAGATTTTTATTTTGATTTATTTACCTTTTTAATTAACCATAATAACCCAAAAAAGGGGGACACAATGACAACCGCAACTGTTCTGGTAAATTCACGGGAAGCAAGAGCAATCCTGAAAAAGCACCCTTCATCTATTGTTAAAGGGGCATCAAATCCGCAAATCTTTAAAGACCCTGTTTGGTATTTAGATCAAATCACAGAAGCTGAGTATTGCGTTAAGGGGGAGCTTCTTATTTGCCGATTGCCTCAAGATCAATGGCTACAAGTTGCGGTGGTAAAATGATAGCGCAATTTCTTATTGCATTGGGTTTTGTAGCCCTTAGCCTGTGTGCATTGGGCGCATTGGCTGATTTTGTTAAATCGTGGTATAACGGCGGGAGATATTAAAATGAGTACTATATTACCAATGGAATCACTAGCACAGCTTAAACGGACATTAAAGGTCGGAATGAAAATCACGTTAATTGAAACGAATATAAACGGATTAAATCCGGTTAATGGCGTCCATAAGTTTTTGAACGTGCCTAGGACAATAACCAAGGTGCAATCAAACAGTTTCGCTATGGCAACGGATGAGCAATTGGCACAATTTAAGCTCGGCTCATGGATTGACTTTCCAAAGGCGAGCGGGGTTAAGTTCTATTGCGATAATGTTTTCAAATTCATATTCGATTATCCAACGCAAAATCCAATGGAAATAAAAAGGGATTATTTTCTTTACAAATTAACCGTTTAAACCATTAAAACCGAAAGGCTATATTATGAAAATCGACTACGATTCATCAGTGAATCAAAAAATTAAGGGTCAGTTTGTCCAAAGGGAAGTGAAAGCCTGTTTCTCTTATGAAATGGACGCAATATTAAGATGTTCAGACGACCAAAGAGACGGCGACTTACCGACCATCGATCAGATTGATAATTTTTACCTTCCCACTTGCCAAAATTGCGGCTATTCTGGGAATTTCACGGTTCCAGATAACGGCGAGACCTTTATTTGCCCTAGTTGTAAAACCGTAACCGATGAGGAACCTGAAACACAACCGCAAGAAATATTCGAATGGTGGATTGTGACCGAGTTCCTCTATCGCAAGCTAAAAGCGCATGGCGAGCCGGTTTTAGAATGGGGCAATAATTGCTATTGGGGTCGTACATGTTGCGGACAGGCAATCTCGCTTGACTGGGTAATAGGTCAAATCTGCGAAGAAATGGAAATCCTAAGCGGGCAAAAATACTCATGGAAGGAAAAATAAAATGCAAAATAAAATCACAAAAGCCCCTTGGTATATAGCAAGAGGGAATAATGGTTACCATGTCCAAAGCGCAAAGATCAATCAAGACAATTATGTTTGTTTTGTGGATAGAGAAGCAGACGCCCACTTAATCGCTTCAGCGCCTGAATTGCTTAAGGCGTGCAAAGATATTCTTAAAAATGACGGCGGGGCGTATGATTTACAACCGTATCAAAGCAGGATGTTAATTAATGCAATCAATAAAGCAAAGGGGGTAAAATGAAAAAGACAAAATACAACTATTATGTTGAAAATATGGACAAAGCACTTGTTAACCATGATTGCGAGATGCCGTTAGCGATCAAGATATACGGGTCAAAACACAATTCAAATAGTATGACACTCCCGCATGAGTTATTTATCCTCATGAAAAACTGGTACTATTTAAACAGTGATAAAAATAATAGGTTCCTAAAAACAAAAAGAGAGGCTTAAATCATGGAAGTTATACTCAAAATCTATAAAATAGGGGCTTTCACTGAAGACCCTGCCTTTGTGATGAGCTTAATCGTGCCTAAAGTCCGCTATATCGAATTTAAAGAGGACTTTAAGGCCTTAGCCTTAAAATACGACCGAAATGCCATTATAGACGTTTCTAGAGAGGTTAAACCATGATCTATCGCATACACGCTTACTATCTTGGAATTTTCCAGTTTACGGAAACCTTCGAGCATAAAACAGAGGCGACATATAAACTGAGCCAGTTAAAACTAGCATCAACTAAGGCTTGGCGTTTCGACTTTGAGGCGGTAAACTAATCCCCACCAGTACCACGCCCCACCAGTAAAGACCCGCACAATTGCGCCCGTAAAGGCCTTTGTGCGGGTCGTATTTTTGCTTTTTAGCTATGACTTTACACATTTTGAGGCCAGTATAATCCGCCGTTTTTGTATTTTACGACGAGAATTTCATATCTTGAGGCGCACATTTCGGAAATGAAAAATTATTTTGTCGTCGAGAACTGAAATAATGCTTGACATATTACTAAAATGAGTGTATATTTAGATTCCCTGAACAATAAAACACTACAACAAAAGAGGAGTCAAATTATGATTGAGGCCACGTCTACGGAAATCAAGTATATTACCATAGAAAGGGCGGCGGAATTGCTTAATAAATCGCCCCACTCAGTTCGGCAATTAATGGAGAGACAAAAGCTAATTCGCCATACTGAAGGTTTTAAGGTTCTTTTAGAAATTGACGGTGTTTTATCATACTATGCTAGAAAGAAGTCAATCCCCTCTTGGGAGGAGAATATTACCCGTGTCCAGTCCCGCTCTTTTTTGTCTAGCGCAATTGCGGCCTCAACTTTAGGCGTTCAAGAGAGCTATCTTATTAAGCTAATCCGTAAAAATCTTATTGAAGGCTATGTTACAATAGCCGGTGAAGTGATGATTTCTAAGGATTCTATTAACGCTTACTTAAGAAAGCCCAACGCCGATGACTCTTCAAGTCTCTAAAACAGATCCAAAGGCATTTTGTTCTTACGTAGATGCCGGTTTTACGCTCTTTCCTTGCACTGGGTACTCTAAGATTCCGGCTCGTAAAGGTTTTTTAGAACTGCCCTTTGACCCTGAGTTTGTCCCTGACGATCATAACTACGGGGTTTTACTCAAGCAGAAGTTTCTTGTTATAGATTGCGACCCAAGAGCCTATAACGATGGTGACAAGCCTTTAACGCGGCTTTTGGGTGATTTAGATTTGCCTCTTGATCTGTTTAAAAAGACATTCACTGTCCGCACCCCAAGAGGCGGATATCATATTTATTTCTCAAAGCCAGAGGGCGTTCTTATAGTTAATAATCTTAAAGCATACCCAGGTTTGGAATTTAAAACGAAATTTATTATGGCCGCGGGAAGTTATATCGCCTTAAATGAAAAGAAAGAGCCGGTAAATAAAGGGTACGTGCCTGTCTTTCACGCCCCATCAACGATAATACCCGCGCCCCAAATACTTTTGGCCAAGTTATTAGCACCTAAACCAATTACGCTTGACCCCAATGTTAAATTAACACCCGATAATCCGGCAGATATAAAAGCGTTCACCGACCATTGTCTTAAAGTTGATCCTGCAACCGAAGGTGAATTAGGCGATTTGAGAACTTTTCAAGTGGCGTGCGCGGGGCGTGAATACGGTTTAAATCAAGCGACAACGCTTTCATTAATGATTCAGTATTATAACCCGCGCTGTAATCCTATCTGGGATCCGGCGGATTTAAGAATCAAGGTAGAAAACGCCTATACTTATGGTACACGAAGCCCGGCGGGTGTTAAGTCAATCCAAAATGCTTTTCCCGACGATGGTACAGAAAAAAAAACACCCCAAGACAAAACAGAGACAATCACGATAAAATATCAACCCGACGCGAAAGGTAATATAAAAAAGGGTATGTTTAATCTTCGGATGTTTTTTTCTTATCCGACGATCTACACCCCAAAAGGCGAAGTTAAGCCTCTTGTTCTAAAGATCCCACCTATTGGAAATTATATAAAGTTCGATCAGTTTTCACATCAGATTCTTTGGGATAAGCCAGCACCTTGGTATAAGTCAAATGAGGAATGGTCAGATGAAGACGCCATTGAATTTAAAAGTATTCTCGCTGAACAATTAGGGATGGATTACTCAACTGACTTAATACATGAAGTCGCGACAGTCTGCGCCTCAAAGAGGGCCTTTCACCCTGTGCGTAACTATTTAGAGAAGTGCCAGTGGGATGGTGTTAAGCGTTTAGACAACTGGTTGTCTCGTTATTGCGGGGCTTTAGATAACGAATACACACGCTTTGTTGGGAGAAAAGTTCTAGTGGCCGCGGTGGCCCGTGTGTTTCGCCCGGGATGTAAATTTGATCACGTTTTAGTTACCGAAGGCACTCAAGGCTTGGGGAAAAGTTATATGTGGGAGATCTTAGCGGGTCCTTGGTTTACAGATGCCCCATTAAATATTCACGATAAATCAGCGGTGGAAGTTATGCAGGGTAAGTGGGTTATTGAACTCGCCGAAATGGACGCTTTAAGTAAATACGAGACGCAAACGATCCGCGGCTTTTTAACCCGGACTTCAGATCGTTGCCGTATGGCGTATGACAGAAAAGCGAAAAATTTCCCTCGCCAGAATATTTTTGTTGGGAGTATAAATCCAGAACAGACCGGCTGGCTTAAGGATCACACAGGAAATAGGCGTTTTTGGCCTGTTGCGGTTTCATCAATTGATCTCGCCGGACTTAAGGCTGATAAAGATAATCTCTGGGCTGAAGCGTTACTAGCTTTTGAGAAGGGCGAGAAATTATTTGTCGAGGATAAAGAAATGCGTCGCATGATGGCGTATGAAGTTGAAAGCCGTATGCAAGAAGATCCCTGGTTTAATTTAATTGAAGAGCATTTACACGAACGCACGGCTGATTATGTTAAAGGGGATAAAGTTATTGTTACCCCAATTGAGATCTTCACTCAATGCGTCAATGGAAACGCCTCCCACTTTAAACATCCAGAGGCAAATCGTATGGCGACGATTTTAAAGACATTAGGGTTTAGTAAGACCCGAGTGTCAAATAAATTGGGATACGCTTACATCAAGGATTATGTAAGCGAGATATAACAGGGGAGACAAACGGGTGAGAATGGAGTTAAATGGAAATACTCATTGTTCTCATGTTGATGCAAGAAGTCGGTGGCGCAAAGATGGACGTAAGCCGAGTAATGGTCATAGTAGAGATGGAAAAGGCGCAGAAGGTGTTAGAGGATGCACGGACAAGCTCGCAGAAGTCAATTAGTAAGTCAAGGCTTCAAGAGATTTTAAAACAGGCGGAAGATGTGTTGGGTGCAACGGTTCAATGTTCAAGTTCGGAGGTAACTTATGAAGCTAAGTGAGATTCTAAAGGATTGGGAAAAGAAGAAACCTGTGGCCCAGTATAGCGAAGAACCTATGCACGGGGAAGATATTTTAATGAATGAAGGTTTCAACATCGCCCTCACGTCCTGCGACCGAGAGATTGACAAAGAGGCGTTGGCGATGCAGATAAAGCATATTGGAGGCGTTCTTGTTCCAATGTTATTAGCCAGAACCATCGCCAAATCCATCATCTCCACCATGCCAACGTGGTTGAAACCAATAGAAAGGAAATAAAATGAGAACAATCGTAGAGATTGTAACAACTTTCGGTGGCCCATGTGTTTACAAGAGAGCTATATTTTCAGATGGTAGTTATTCCGGCAGAGTTCAAGATGTCGGTCAGGGAATTGAAAAGATTAAAGAACAGTTACTTGAGTATGCAGAGAACGGCAAAGATGATGTTGATTCTTTTATTGATAGAGTAATGTCAAGGATTTAACTTCCAACGTGGGTAAGGAAAGTGGAAGGATAATATGGAAGAACTAAAACCGTGTCCGTTTTGCGGATATTCAAAGCCGTCAATAATTATTGATGAGTATGCACCAATCCCTTATTTAGGCTACAAAGGTGGGATAGCTGAGAATGTTACTTGTCCTCAATGCTTGGCACACGTAGATATAAAAATATGGAATACTCGATACGAGGTTAAGGAAAGTGAGTGAGTGATGAGATGTCCACATAGATGCCCAATTTGTTTGGGTACGGGGAATGTTCCCGGAGGGTTTTATAACTGCTGTCCCGGAGGATGTCCAACAAGTACCTCCACGATGGAACAATGTAGAGCTTGCGTAGGAACTGGAATTATTTGGTCTAATAGCCATGAAAATCCTATCTTACAAGGTGATTATTCAAGCAACCCTAACGACGGAAAGTGAGTGAGAAGTGATTGCTTTTTGCATATTTTTCGGTTGCATAATAATAGCTGATGCCATACGTTCAATAGGTAGATGGAAATAACTTCAACCATAGGGGAGGAATAGATGGTCACATTCACACAAGAGGGATGGATTTATTGGTTACTGTCAAGAGGCACTTCAAACAGAAATTAACTAACCAACGTCAATACCGATGGAGGAATTATGGATAGCGGAGAAGGATGGCACCCACCTTTAAACAAAACCTGCCCCGTGTGCGGGGGAGAGGTTAAGACCAAACATTACATAGAAAAAGATGGACATATTAGAGCACAATACGAACCCATCGACCACTCCAAAGAGCTGGCGGAGGCACTTGAAGAAGCAATAGAAATATTGTTAGGAACATTTCCAGAAACTGAATTTACAGACAAGGCTAAATCTATTTTAACCAACTACCGAAAGCGCAGGGCGGGAAATTAATTAACACTCCGGTGGCCGTGGCGAAAGAGTAAAGACGCTCAAAGAATGTTGCAAGCATTCCTATAGGACGGCGTTAAAAACACTTGCTCGCAAATACGTCCATGCAGGTATCGAATCCTGCCGGCCACCTACTAATTTAGTAGATTTTAGTAGTAAATAGTAGAAAGAGAAAGGGTGAGATATGACTTGGGGAGTTTATTGGTTAGGATTATGTATCATTTGGGGTTTAAATTTAGTGTGGGCAATACTGTACGGCGTTATAGGAATTAGATAACCACCAACCAAACTGACCGATAGGGGGGATAAGATGAGTTCAGAAGAATCATATCAAGCATACGTTTATCAACCCTGGCCTGCACATATGGGTGACAGAATATTTGAAGTCGCTGGGCCAGGATCAGGGCCGTATCGAAATATAAAATACACTAGGGAAGAAGCGAATAAAATTCGTGATGAAATAAATAACCCGAAGGACACCCAATGACAACCACCCTGCCGTGCGAACACATTTGGGTAACACCAAAAGAACCTATTAAGCGTTGTGCTGAATGCGGTGTCGTGCAACTGCCAAGCGGGAGGGGGGAGGAGGATATATCCATCTATGGTCAATACATTGAAAAAGACGGTAAACGAATTGAACCCAAGGATTTTTATAATCCCCCGTCAGGCAAGACGCTGAGTACTCAAAATATAGAAGATATTATCTCTAAATCAGATTTATGGATGAGTCTTCCAGCTAGACCAAAAGCGCAACAGGATAAGCGTCATTTAGCCCAAGCCATCTTCAACGCCCAGAAAGGAACAGAGTGATGGAAGTAGATAAGGAATATAACTTTATGGGTTGGTTTGGAAAAGTTTTTACAGAGGAAGCTAAAAAGACAGATAATGGTTGGCTGTTACCTTTTAAGAATATGGAAGAATTCTTAAAGCGGGTTGAATTTCATGCCAATAAGATTTCTACCCACCCGCAACGGGAAGCGTTGGATGAGGAGAAATTTAAAAATTGGTTATTGGATTTTATGGTGGTGAATGAAATCTTTTTTCAATGCTCCGGACGAGCGCATGAAGATGTTCTAGGAATGGTGTCCAATAATGTCTGCCAAACATTCGCCGCCCCCTCATTGGAAGATTTGCTTTCGGCGTTGCCGGAAGACGGTGGTATGGTGACACCAGAAGGTAAGCACGGATGGAATGCCTGCATCACCGCGCTCAAGGGGTTGTGGGGGAGAAATGATTTATAGAGACTCTGGTTTTTTATCAGTTGAACAAGCCGCTAGACAAAAAGATATGACTCCTCAAGGAATACGGAAAGCCATAAAAGAAGGGCGAATAGATGCTTATGTTGTCGGAAAGCAATGGGCGATTAAGCCTAAAGATATTGAAAAGTTTATAAGGCGTTCTCGGTGCTACTAATATAAAAGGAGCAATATGATTGAAGTTAATAAATATTATTACTACTTCTTAAATATTATATTTGGATGGTGGCTTTCTTTATTAGCTCAAGCCATCTATCAGCGTTAAGGGGGTTGTGGAAATGAAGGGAAATATAATGGACAATAGTGGATTACTTATATTCGCAGAACTTAAAGCTACATTCTTTGTATGCTTATTTATTATGCTCATAATTAACGTTGTTAAATCTATACGAGAGAACTGGAAATGATTAGATATGTAGTATTAGTTCTAGTTACAGTTATGGCCTCGGTAGGTTTATATACGCATCAATGTGAATTAATTTTATATGCAATATTTCTATTATTTTTGCGTGAAGAGAAAGGGGCGTGAGCGGTGAAGGAAAGAAAATTTATAAAGTTAAAATGTTTTAAGTGCTTACCTATAAAAGATGATCCTCTTATCGTAGCTGGGCGAGGATTAACTGAATATGAAATAACCTTTTGTATTAAATGCGGACGCGTCATTAGCAAAATAACCAAGGATTATGAAAACCTTTATTCTGTTTAAGTCACCGAGAGGGAGGCGAGATGAACAATTTAATTGGACTTGCAATAATTGTTATAGGGGTATTTATCGTGGTTTTAGGACTATTATTTTTATTCCCACCCAAGTCAGAATTCGTATCTAAAGCAGATATTATTAAAGCGATGAGCGGAGATTGGAATAGATTTTACTTTAAGGGGGTAAATGATAAGCCATATTATGAAGCGGATGATATTGATGCACGGATTAAAAAACTTAAGGGAGTATTAAAATCCCAATGACCCTCCTCGACAAGATTATTTGGTGGGTGTGTGATCGGTGGTTGTTTAAGGAAAGTCATTATGAGGGCGTAAGGTAATGTATTGGAACAAACCCGACACTCTTGAAATTCAAGCGGTCTTTTCGCTAGTCTTTTTATTATTCTGCTTAATCAGTCTCTATATGATTTCTAAGAAAGATAACAATGAGTAAGTACACCCCAAGGAATTATCAACTGATCGGACGCGACTTCTTACGCCAAAGAAAATTCGCTATGTTAGGCGACGCTTGCGGAGTGGGGAAGACTGGTCAAGCCCTATTAGCTATTGATCCGTCATGGAAAGTGTTGGTGGTATGCCCGGCCTCGGTTCAACAGCAGTGGTTTCAGGCCGCCAAAGATTGGGACGCTTTACCAAACAATATATTTTGGGTTATCAGCTATGATTCCATGATTCGAGATACCCACTATGCCTTTATTATTAAGCATCATTGGGATGTGATCATCTTTGATGAGGCCCACCGCCTTAAATCTCTTTCAGCAAAACGTACAAAGAAAGCGTTAGGGAAAAATGGTCTGCGGTCTAAAGCAAATCGCATCTGGTTCCTTACAGGAACGCCAGTTAAAAACAGGACGATTGATCTTTACCCTATTCTTCGTTCTTGCGCTCCTGAAGTTCTCGGCAAATATGATTCGTACCTTAAGTTCGCGTATCGCTATTGCGGGGCGTATCAAGGGCGGTTTGGGATGGATGTAAGCGGGGCCTCACACACAGAAGAACTTCACGAACGCATGAAATCATTTATGCTCCGTCGAGAGAAGCGCGATGTATTAACTGAACTGCCACCTCGGGTCATTACAAAAGTTGACCTCCCGTGTAGCCCAGAAGCGCTTGAATTAATTAAACAAGAGGAACAAAAAACGATCGAACAAGCTGGCGAGAATGACCCCGCCCTCTTTAAGCTAGGGGAAATTGCCCGTATTAGGCAAACGCTCTCGAAATATAAAGTTCCGGCGTCGGTCGCTTATATAAAGGACTTACTTGAAGAAGAGGAAAAAATCATTGTCTTTTATTATCATAAGGAGATTTTAAGTGAGTTACGTCGAGCTTTACTTTCTATACCTTCAGTCTTTATCGACGGGTCAGTGGCCCCCGCCCGGCGCGGTGGAATTGTGGAGGACTTCAAGAGTAGAGAGGATGTCCGGATATTTTTCGGACAGATGGCGGCCTGTGGGGAAGGAATTGATGGACTCCAGGAAAGCGCGTCCTGTTGTGTTTTTGTCGAACCTTCCTGGTCTCATACGGATATTGAACAATGTATTGGACGACTTGAACGCTCTGGACAAAGAAGCGACGTCAACGTGCACATCCTCACGATTAAAGATACGTTAGAAGCTAAAATGATGGACGTAGTACAAATGAAGTTAAACGTAGATAAAAAACTCTACAACCAAACAAAGGAGAACCCAATGGTGCCAGGAAAAACGGAAAAAGCAGAAAACCCAAAGCAGAACAAGGAGATTTTTGTAAGACTCGTCGATTTACTTGAGTCATTAACAGAAGTCTTAAAACAACAGACGGCTCTGTTAGAGAAACTTAATCTTCCAACAACCGTAAAACAAGAAATGAAGAATTATGCCGTCGAAGATGTCGCCCAGACTAAAGCCATTACAAAACAAAAAGCCCAAGTCGTTGAACCTACACCCGAGGCTGATGTTACAATTGATGCTTTAAGAAACCGAGCCGCGGATCTTTGTGCTATTCGCCCAGATGGGGTTGGGAAAGCCGAAGCCGCCCGCATTATTAATAAGATCGGCGGAGGGAAGTTAATTGATTTAAAAACACCAGAACAACGTAAACAATGCTTAAAGGAGTTTGACGCGGCATACGCTGATCTTTCTGCAACCATAGGTGCTGTTAAATCAGAGGACACAAATAATGACGCATAAACCCAGAGCTCACTCGGTACTTTCTGCATCGTCGTGCGAAAGATGGTGGAACTGTCCAGGTTCCGTTGCCGCGTGCAAGACTATCCCTAATCCGCCAAACAAATATATGGCTGAGGGGACGGTGGCGCACTCATTAGCCGAACAAGTTCTTAGGGGGAAAGTCATTGTCGATTTAATTGGGACAACGGTAATGCAAGAAGGCTTTGAGATCGAGATTACCGAAGAGATGGTTGATCACGTTCTTGAATATACAAGTTACATCATAAAAATCCACCAAGAGGCGGGTTGCCCACCTCTAATCCTCGAGGAGAAGATCGAACTTAAAGAAGTCCACGTTGATCTTTGGGGTTCCCCGGACTGCATTATGGTTATCCCCTTTGATACCGTCCACGTATTTGATTTTAAATACGGCGCTGGGAAAAGGGTTTCAGCGTGGGAAAATAAACAACTTATGTATTATGCTTTAGGGGTCATGCTACGCGAAGACTGCACGAAGTTCATCATACACATCTGTCAACCACGTGTGGAAGATGGGTTTACAAAGTATGAAGGAACGTCGGACGATATTTTTGAATTTCATAAAGAACTTCAAAAAAGAGCGGAAGCGGCCCTTAAAAAGAACGCCCCCCTTATACCGGGCGATTGGTGCAAAAGCACATTTTGTCCTAATCGTGTAGGGTGTAGCGCTCTTCACGGCTTGACCAATGAGGTGATCGCCAAAGACTTTGAGTCCTTACCCGTTGTTGATTCAATGTCTTTGAGCATGATCCAAAAGGTTCTTAAGTATGAGGATGTGATCAAAGACTGGATGAGCAAAGTCCGTGATCATGCCAAAGAACTTATGGTCCAGGGCGAACACATCCCCGGATATAAGGTCGTGCAGGGGTTAGGAAATGCTCGTTGGGTCGATGAAGAAGTTGTTATCGCTGAATTTGAAGATGAGTTTGGCGACAAACTGTTCCAAAAGAAGTTAATCTCTCCGGCACAGCTTGAAAAATTGGCCGGGAAGAAGCGCTTAGGGCCTGACTTTCGGGACGAATATACCGTTCGCCCAGAGACAGGATACAAAATCGTCGAGGAATCAGAACCCGGCGCAATCATAAAATCCATAAAACCAGAAGGAGATTTCAATGAGTAAAACAGCAAAAGTATTTGTGGCACGTCAAGACGGATCTTTCTTGACACCTGAATTTAGGGTATCATTCCCGAAAGTGTTTGAACCCAACGAAGACGGCAAGTACGGCCTCGCCATGATCTTTGACGACGACGTGGATTTCTCGGCCCTTGAAGCGGCAGTCGAAGCCAAAAGGAAAGAAAAATGGCCGAAAGGGGCTCCGAAAGGATGTATGGACCCCATCCTTGACGGTAATAATAGCACCGCCGCCCGCGAAGAGCTCGTTGACAAGTTTTACATCAACGGCAAATGCGGGAAGTATAAGCCGGGGCTTGTGGGATCAGACAGAAATCCAATTGTCGATGAAGCCGAGTTTTATCCGGGGTGTTGGGCGCGTGCCGTCGTCACCGTTTACGCTTGGGCTTTCAAGGGCAAGTGTGGGGTGTCGGTCAACGTCCGTAACATCCAGAAACTCCGCGACGATGAGCCGTTGATCAGCCGTGTTAAGGCTGAAGATGAGTTCGAGGCCGCTGAAGTCCAAGAAGTTTCGGATCTTTAAAATCAAAGCGGGTGAGTGTGAAGGTAGCACGCTTGGTTCATACCCAAGAAGATCGCGTTCAATCCGCGGACCCGCAATAAAATTGGGGGTGATTAACATGGCTTGTTCAAAAGATAAGAAACCTGCAAAAGGAAAGAAAAAGTAAAATGCCAATCGTCCATATTGATTTCGAAACCCAATCAAAAGTGGATATAAAGACGTGTGGCGCGGGTCGCTATGCTCAGGACCCGTCCACGCGGATTCTTTGTATCTGTTGGGCTGTTGATAATGGTCCGATTCATGGATCACTAGGGGATACTATCCCGCTTGTTTTCTGGCAAGCGATTAGGGAGGGCTGGCAATTCTCGGCGTTTAACGCCATCTTTGAACAACTAATTTGGACGTATCGGTGGCCTATTTTGCCACTACCTCAATTCATCTGCACCCGCGCCTTAGCCGCCGCCCACGGGCTCCCCCAGGGGCTTGACCGGGCGTGTAAGGCATTATCAATTGGATGGGCTAAAGATGTTGAGGGGTCTCGCCTGATTAATTTGTATTCAATCCCTAAAAAAGACGGAGGATTTAATGAGCTTAAAGGCGAAGACGCCCAAAAGATGCTTAAATACTGCGCCAAAGACGTTGATCTCTCGCGAAGAATTATGCAGAGACTTCCTGCTTTATCTAAGACAGAACAAAGGGTCTATGACTGGACAGTCGAGGCTAATCTTCGAGGCATTAATATTGACGTTACTCTCGCAGAAAAAGCCGAAGGTATCGCTGATGCGTTGCAAAAAGACGGCAACAGAGAGCTTTCGGTGCTCACCGGCAACACAATATTCTCGGTTTCTCAAATTGCTCGCATCAAGTCGTACCTCAAGCGGGAGTTTGGCGTCACATCTGAAAGTCTTGACAAGGAAGCTATCGAAGAACTTTTACTTTCTGATTCCTTACCAGATACCGCAAGACGAATCCTTGAACTCCGTCGGGACTTATCCCAAACAAGTGTCAAAAAGTTTAACCGTGCAAGGCTGTCAGTTTGTGACGATGGAAAAATCCGTGACACTCTAGTCTATCACGGAGCCGCTACGGGGCGTTGGACATCTCAAGTGGTCCAGTTTCAAAACCTCCCCAAATACGCCTCCTCAGACCCAGAAACGGCGATGAAATTAATCAATCACGGGGACCCTCAGATATTTAAGATGTGCTATGAACACCCTATGCTCACGTTATCCGGATGTATCAGAGGGCTTATCGTACCAGAAGAGGGTGGAAAACTGGCGGTCGTTGATTATAACGCCATCGAAGCAAGAGTTTTAATGTGGGCCGCCGGCCAAGAGGACGCGGTAGAGGCGTTTCATAGGGGCGAAGATCAGTATGTCGAGATGGCGCGAACGATCTATCGAAATTCATCGTTGACGAAAGAAAATAAGAAGGAACGTAACCTCGGAAAAACCGTAGTTTTGGGGTGCGGATACCAACTTGGTTTTTTAAAATTCCAAGCAACCTGTGATTCGTATGGTATCGACCTCGGGGAGAAAACAGAATATGTCGATCAAGAAGACGAAGAAGGAAAAACAACAAGAGTCTGGTATTCGCCACTCGCAAGAAGGGCCGTTGAAACATACCGTTCACGTTTTCCTTCCGTGCCAAAATTCTGGTACGGCATGCAGAACGCCGCGGAGTCTTGTGTTAGATCGGGAAAAGTTTTTACAAACGGGCTTTTTACATTTACCAGAGAACGTGAGTTCCTTTACCTTAACTTACCGTCGGGGCGAAGGCTTGCGTATCACCGTCCAGGAATAGATAAAGACGGTCTCTACTACTTTACAGAGGACTCTCAATCGTTCTCTTACGTTAAGAAAAGAACCTACGGTGGGCGTCTTGTCGAAAATTGTCTTGACAAAGAAACTTTAGTGCTTACAATGAGGGGGTGTATTCCAATTATCGAAGTGACTAAAGGAGATAGGGTATGGGACGGACTAAACTGGGTAAGTACCGCTGGCGTAGTAAAGCGTGGTATAAGAGAAACGGGGTCGCTCGGGGGTGTGGGGATTACTTCCGAGCACTTGATCCTCGTTGGGAACTCGTGGAAAAAAGCGATCGACATGGACGAAGAATCTTGGCGCGGCGCCCTAAGACCGGGACTGTCTTCGGTAGCCTACGCGTGCTCGAAGGCGGGGTTGGAAATGACAGCAAAACTTTATGCCTCTGTTCATGCGGCGGTCGGTACTGTTGCGAAACGAGAGCCTTATACCGGGGAAAGAAGAGCTGTCGAAAATGTGCCGAACTTTTGGCCGGAAAAAAACGAGAAAAATACGCGGGGGTCATGTCTAAACCACTCCTTTCTCTCTGGCTTCATCGGTATACCGGAATGGTATCTCGCTGTTATGACCCAAACCATCGGGCATATAAAAACTACGGCGCACGCGGGATTAGAGTCTATGCACGTTGGCTTGTCGATCGTAAAAGATTTTTGGTCTACGCAACGACTTTACGTGGGTGGGACAATCCTAGATTGGATATGGACCGACGTAAAAATGATCGGGGGTATGTGCCGGGGAATATCCGCCTTGTCTCTCGGAAAGAAAATTCTCGAAATCGAAGAACCACGACGTATTTATTTTTTCGGGGGGCACAAATCCCTTTTATGGAGTTTTGGGAAAAGTATTGCCCTCTTTGGCGGAGCCGTAATACATTCTTTCATCATTTTAAAGCGGGGAGAACACCCAAAGAGATTGTGGCGATATACCGGGCGACGAGAGGAAGTCTACGATCTGCTTAACTGCGGCCCGCTTAATCGGTTCACTATTATTTCCGCAGAGGGCCCCATTATCGTACACAACTGCATCCAAGCCCTAGCCCGTGACATTTTAGCCCACGGGATCTTGAAGTTAGAGGAGCACGGTTTTAAAGTGATATTAACGGTTCACGACGAGAATGTCATTGAACTGACCAAAACACAGGCGCGAAACAATAATATCTTAGGTGTCGTTGGGGCGGTCATGTGCGATCTTCCCGATTGGGCGAAGGGGTGTCCCATCAGCGCGGAAGGATTCATAACAGAAAGGTATAGAAAATGAACTTCCTATCAGACCCAATACTACCTGCGACGATACACACCTTCAGTGGGGCGAATGATTGGCCGCCACGATGGTTATGTATACTCTGTGTTTTATTTTTTATTGTGCTAATTAGAAAAGGGATTTTTAAAGATGGCTAACAATTGGGAAGATCAAAAGAAGTACGGGGAGGCGATGGAGGATATGTATGGAGAATCACATAGAATTATAGCTTGGGGTATTTTCATTTTTTGTTGTGCGGCTATCTACCCGATGGTCATGATCCCGCACGAATTAAGAGGGGGCGTTTATCATCGCCTGGGCCAAGAGAGCCAAACACACCTTGAAACAGTCGCAACGGTCGAGGAACGCCTGAGTAAACGTATCGAATTTAACTTGCAGGAAATTCGACGACAGGAAGTTACCCTCACGGCGTTAGAGAAATATCTTAAACAACGTGACGGGGGTCGGTTTCTTAAATACATAAACGAACCACCCGCCGAGAAAGAGGGTCTCTGATGAACAAATGGGCTCCCATTTTAACAATCATTGGATTTGTTCTAGTTCTAGCACTTCTTACTTGGGACCCTATAAGCGCGTTTCGGGGTGGTTTTAGCCAGGGTTTTAACTATGGATATACAAAAGCCACGAAGAAATATCAGACAACGTGTGAGAACGGTCCGCACTCAAAGGAGGGGTTACGTGGTCTTAACCAATGAAGTTTATTGTCCGCTTTGTGAAAACCGGATGCTATCCGGGCGGGTTCTTGTAAATCAAAAGATCACAAATCTTTTTGTTTGTAAACCATGTGGTGTGGGGATCTACGACTTTGATCCCGCTTTTAACAAATGGCGTGATGCTGATAGCGATATTCCCTGTGCTGTCTGTGGCTATCATAAAGTCAAATGGTTTGCCCGATACTTAGACGGGTTCTTTAAAGCAAAATGCCCTAAGTGTAAAACTACCATGAAGAAAGACGGCGATGTTAAGTTTGGTAAAAGAGGCAATATTATAATTCCCGAAGATATGGAGCAAGAAAAAATTGAGCCCCCCGTTGAAATTAAAATCCCTTTTAGCCACTTAGCTAAAAAATTCGGAAAGGATAAAATCCATGCTATCAAAGCTAAGATCACACGAAAAAAGAACGATGCAAAAAACGCTTGAAGAGAATATCGGGGTAGCGCCAAGTATCGGAACTAAACATGACACCGGAAAAATCCAGTGGGCTCTACTTCCGTGGGCCGAACTTAAACAAGTCGCCCAGGTTATGACGGTTGGGACTAAAAAATATTCCCCCGATAATTGGATGCACGTCCCTTCCGGGGAGCGCCGTTATTTTGAGGCGGCGATACGTCATATTACGGCGAGACAATTGGGGGAGATCAACGACCCTGAAACGAAACTGCCTCACTTAGCACATGCTGTTTGTTGTCTTCTTTTTTGGATGTGGTTTGACACAAAGAAACGTCGAGGTCATAAATGATAATTGGTATTATTGCTCTGTGTATTTTACGTCTGTTTTTTTGGCGGCTGTTTCCTCAGTTGGGTACCGGGTTTTTATCCGATATTGTCTTTGCGACTATATCGTTAAGCGCGGTTACTCTTTACGCTTTAAGCAGGACCCGCAGTCTCTTAGCCCCCTGGATTGCCTTATGGATCAT